TTACTGATCCTCAGTTTCAAGACGAGGAACCTATCAACCCGTTCGACTTCTGGAGTGGTGCAAACTTCAAGCTCAAGATTCGTAAGGTTGAAGGTTATCGAAACTACGACAAATCAGAGTTTGATAAACCAAGCCCCGTTGCAGATAGCGATGAATCTATCGCAGCTATCTGGGAAAAGCAACACGCCCTGAAACCTTTTGTTGACCCTTCGAAGTTCAAATCGTATGATGAACTGAAGGCAAAGCTCAATGCGGTATTAGGTGGTGTGGCAGCGCCGCGTGCTGAAGAGATTGATATTGAACAACCTGTACAGCGTGCAGTTGCAAAATCAACTCCTCAGAAACCTGTCATCAAAAAAGAAGAAGTTAACTTTGATGATGATGAGGAATCAATGTCCTACTTTGCTAAGCTAGCAAACGACGACTAACCGTAAGCCGCATTCCTTTCTTGTATTCTTGCAAAAGATGATTGTGATCTAGGTTGAGCAGGTGTAGGCACAAAGTTTTGACTTGCCATATTATTATTACTTTGAATGATAACAGGTTGAACTGGTGCTGATGTTTCCTCTCTACCTAGGTCACGATTTTCTGCAGATAATTGATTAAGAGCAGCAGGTAAAGAACTTGCACCAGGACTCATTGGCGTGACAGTTTCTTCGGGCGATCTTAATACAGGATCTGGTGATTGGTCGCGAATATGTCTTGCAAGTGCAGCTGCCTCTTTTGGCTTTCCTGCATCAAGTAACGCTTTGATCTGACCGTAATATTGTTTATCAACATCAATATCTTCACCGTCGAGTGTGACCTTATATTTGTCACGACCAAAAAATCCGCCTGATACACGCCTCGCTGTAACATCACTCCTCTCATTTGTAAAGCGTCCGTCTTTTTCTGTCGAGAGAGATGTATCTCCTATTGAGAATTCTTTCGTCAATCCTTTTTTAGTGGCTAATCCTCCAAGGAATTCGCTTCCAAATAAAGATTTAGATGAAGTTATAGCTTTGTTCAATTCAGTTTCGTTTGTTACCCCTTCACTTGAAGATGAAGATGTTTGCCTCATTTGAGACTGTGATCCGATTTTTTGTTCTGCTTGCATAAACGCTTGAGGATTTTTTGCTTCAATCTCTTTTCTTATTTTGTTTCGAATATCATTATATTCTTGACTAAATCTCTCTAGTGGATTACCTTCTTTCTCTCTTGCAGCTATAATATCTTCCATTCTTGCATCAAGTTCTTGTTCACCTGGTGTTTCTCCCGCACCTCTATTGTACGCAAATCCAATTTCATTTTTTATGTTCGCAATCCTAGATCCAATTCGACTAAAGAGAGTTGGCTCATTTCGTTCATCTAATACTTGTGATAATCCCTTTGCATCGGGTTTGAATATTTGGCTATCTTCTGAAAGTCCTCCACCTCTAAGAGCGGCTTCACCTTCTGTCTTAGGAACAAAGGTTGATGATTGAGGTCCGCCCTTAGCATCATCAATATCTCTAAAATAGTTTGTTTCACTCATTACACGGTTATATCTTGCTTCATTCGCCACATTACCCATACCAAAAACAGTCCCCACCCTTTCAATCCCTCTTGCAAATCCAGATCGCGCTTTTTGAAAGGTGGACATACGATTCCAATTTTCTTCATCCTGGTCATCATTTATTTCTTTCCCCCCAACACCCATCATACCTAACGCAGTGTCTGCTGCAGCAGCACCAATCAAAATAGGTGCTCTTCGTAAGATAGCAGTGCCCAATCTACCACCCACTGGAGGTATAGGTAATCCCCCGGGTCCTTCTTCGGGTTTAGGGGGTGTTGTTCCAGATGAGGGCATGGTTGTAGAGGGTGCAGGTAAAGCAGGTATCTTAGATACAGTGGGTTTAGATATGACATTACCTTCTTTATCCAAAACCTCCCAATTAGATGGAGAAGCCCCTTTTGTATCTCTAGGTATTCTCAATCTATCGATTACCTGACGAGTTGCAGTTGCTCTAAAAATATCTGATGCACCTTTCTTTGCCCTTCGAGGAATGTCAGAATATCCAGGCACTCCAGATACATTCACGCGAGCCGAACCAGACCCAATGGGTGATACACCCTTTTCAAGAAGATTTGCTATTTTCTTCAGATGCTGTTCTGTTTTCTTTGAGACCTGCAACAGTTCATTTAGAGTCTTTTGAAATTTTTTAGTGTCTTTATCTGGCCCAGAACCCGCTTTAACATCCTTGGGTGCTATGCCTAATAAGTCAACAATCAAACCAGAAAGGCCCTCTTTAGCGCTACCCTTCATTTTGTTTAAAGAGTAACTGTTTTTGTCTAGCAGGTCGTTGACACCGATATCTGGAAGTTTCATTTCCTTACCTTCTCATTTTTCTTTCTGCGATTCGTTCTCTCATTCTTTCGTTTTCTTCTCTAATATGTTCAACCAGTAATGTCAAGTAAATATCTCTTTCCCATGGAATCATATTTTCAATGTCAGACAATGAGTATTTGTGATACTGCATTAACGCAAAGTTCATTTCGTAATAATTTTGTAGTGAGTCTCTTTCGAGACTCAGACGAAAAAATTTGAGATGCCCTCCACTCTCGCCCTATTTAAAGTTCCACACTTATCGCATTTGACTTCTTGCACATGGGATAAGCGAGGAATAGTTAAAAAGAACATTTCTATTTTTGCAAACTGTTCGCTGGACATTGATGCAATAAAGTTTTGTAACTCCTCTTTGTCATCAGGTCCTATCTCTGTATATTTACCATCACGAGTATAAATTGCCTTAATACACTTTTCAATCTCGGCAAAATACTTGTCAGTCCCTTGCTCAATAAGATCATATAGATCAAGTGCAAATTTGGGATATTTCATCTCAATTCCAACATTGTCATCAATCATAAACTTACTTTGATGATCCTTATGTTTTTGTATTTGCAACTCATCAATATCAACGCGAAAAGGAACCTTATTATCACATTGTTTACATGATAAAATTAAATCTATCTTTTCTCCAACTGACTTTGCACGAATTTTACAAAACAAATATTCAAGATCAAAGCTAGGTAAACTACCTGTTTTGATTTTATTGAATGTACAAACATCTACAACTTCTTCAACGACACGAGAAATCTCATCTTCTGAAGAGTCTTTCATCATTAAGAGAGTTTTGTGCTCCTTGACAAGAAAGGGACGAAATTTAACTTTCTTATTATTCGAAGGGAGTGTAGTTTCAAATGTAGGGACTTCTAGTTTGGGTAATGACATATTTCACCTTTTCAAAATTATTGGGGCTCACCAGCTCTTTCATAAATGGGATTCAATCCATAAATGTCTGAATCTTCAGTAGAGGGTTTTGGGCGATTATCGGGAACCACGGGGCCCCATCTCTTTAATCCTTCCTTGGGACCATCAACCAAGGGTTCAAATACTTCTGAGTTTGTAATCTTATCTGTCTCCCAATAACGATAACTAAATGTTACAGGCAGAATGTGAAATCTATCTAATGCACTTTGATTTAATGCCATTGCCCCCATTTGAACAGGAAAGGCATCTATAAGTTTAACCGCATAGGTGGTATTCTCGGATTCATCTAATTGTTTGATAATAATATCTCGAGCGTATTGATCTTTAAAGTTCACTGTAAATTCAGCGGTATTAATAACACGATGCATCCAAAGATCGAAAACAGTTCGAACCCACATGTCCTTGTCACATAAAAAAGAAAGTTGCAATGTATCTCCATAGTTAATATTTCCGGGACGCACATACTCAGGCCCGAATAGAGTCTGTTTCTTCACTGCAATCGTTGCACCAGGCAAACTGGCACTTTGACATAATAGTGTTAATATTCTGCTATCGCCGCCCGGCCAAAAATCAACTTGACTAATTTCAACTTGAAATCGGTTTTGTCTTGCCAATCCTCGGGATGATACTTCTTGCACAAAGTTTTGAACTCTAAATGTCATTTTATTCTGTCCATAGTTTCTTTCCAAACCTTAGCTGAACTTGCTTTGACAAACCTTTCGGTCGGAACCAAAGCCGCTGATAACCAATCCTCATAAGGGATTCTTAAAAAGCTGGATCTCACATGACTTGTCAGGTATCTGCGAATGCAGGGCTCATAATATTTGTTTACTTCATTTGCATTCAGAACACCATATGAGTATAATATCTTCTTTTCTTCGCGTGTTCCATATGTTTGTATATTTAACAATGTCCCCATAACTTTAAAGCGAAGAACTGGAGGCAGGTAATGAAGATTATATCCCATAAATCCCCCCTCTATCTTTCTATATGGATACACTAGGGGGAATGTATCGTAATAAGGTAGGTTGTCTTTTGTTTTGGGATCATAATAGTAAAGGTATAACTGACCGGGACGAATGCGTCGAACCAGGAGATCCTCATTTGACATGAGTCGACTGGGTTTAAATTGTGTGGTGCCCAAGTCTTTTATGCGATTTTTATACCAATTGACCGATGCTTCTTGGTCTTTTCCTGTAAATCGTAAGTTTTCAAAGGGATTTTTTACGGTAGCCATCGACTTTTAGCTCATCCTCGGTTAATACAACGAATTTCCACCTTCTATCCTCACAAAACTCCCTCGCCGCTTTCCATTTTGCCTGGTTTACTCCGTAAGTAAACACTTCTTCAATGAATTGCTTAGTGACGCGCTTGGGTTTTACGGGTTCCTGTGTAAACTTTTTGGGTTTTACTTCAACTAAATATTTCTCTATGTTACCATTCTTGTCTTGTATCTTCATGTAGAAATCAACAAAGTAGCGGTGTATCTTTTTATCAACGGGAGATATGTAAGGAATCACTGCAACCTCCGACCCCCACTCTAATACCGCTGGAGTGCTATCACACCAATTCATAAGTTTAAGCTCCCAGCTACTCCGATAGATGACATTGTTATAGTCACCTCGGTATTTGCTAGGATTTTTAACTTTGTATTTGCCCTTATAGGTTTCCTGATACATCTATAAATAATTAATCTAACACTAAAATATTTATACCGCCATGGCAGACTCCAATAGAATTCTAGAAAAATTTAATACTCAAAAAATCTTTGGGAATCTTGCAGGGGAGGAAAGAAGAAATCCCACTAGCATTACTCAAAATACGGCGGGTCCTTACACTGTAAAACAACTTGTTTACCCAGAAGATTTAAGTGTTAGATCAGATCTTCAGCACTATATTGTTTTTTAC